TTTGTGACTTTAATTGAGACACGAGACTTTTCTGTTTCTGTAAATTGAACATCAGGTCCGTACAAACCACGGTAATTGCGGTAGGCTTTTAGCCAACGATCTTCGTCCTGATACCTATAATCTTCGGATCGCTTATAGCGTTCCATAATAAATGGTATAATCTTGCTTACGTCTACGTCAGAAACAGATGTATCGTCACTGTCTTCTAGTGCGATAGCATCATCTTCAATCATCATTTCATCTTCATTCATATTGCTTTTCCTTAGTATCCAAAGGTTGCGTCTGCTACTCTCATGCCACCGCCGGGTCTACCCATAGGGTCATAGTCAAACACACTAAACTTTGGCCTAGACATTATACCATACCTTAACGCATCGTACAAGTGATCTTCCGAATGTGTGTCAATATCCTCTGGATTTTTCTTGTCAAGAGGAATGGACGGTAGTTGGGCAACGATGTTTGTGCAGTTATTAAAGAAAACAAGTCTAGGTTCCTCTGTAAATTCATCTATCTGTAAACGTCTGTGTATTTCGTTTTTACCAGCTACACGACTGCCTCTACTACGATCTGATGGCCTCCAGCGACATCCCTTACTTACCATTTGCTCCGCAAGAGAAGGGCCAGTATCACCACGCTTATGCCACAAACTGCTATCCAAAACACCATACTTAATAGTCCCGTCACCAGCTTCTAAGTCAAGGATCATATCTGCCAAATCTGTGGCAAGGACTTTAGATACGTATAGTTCTCTATATACCACAAGTTGTTCATTAGGTGCAACAGCAAACCAGACAACGCCAGACTTGCTGCCGTAACCGTAATCGCAAGCCCTAAACTTAACCCAGTTATGAGGAATATCAAAAGGCTCAACAACGTGAATATTGCGGTCAAACTCTGTAAAAGCCGCACCTTCTTTAATATCCCAGTCTCCGTCAAGGAGTTGTCTTCGTTGCTGCTCTGGCATTGAGAGTAGCATTGCTTCGTAGTCACCTGACTCCGCAAGGTATGGATTATCAGAAAGTCTTGCGGGTATAAATCTCCTTTTGTATAAAGGTCTTCCAGCCTTTGCGTGTCCTGCTGGGTATTTAAGGATTTCTCCTGTTTCAATATCGGTTGCATCGTAGGCTCTATTATAAGGCGCAGGGTCAATAAACATTTTCTTAACCCAATGATGACCTCTACCGCCGGGGTTAGTCGTAGCCCTCATATAAATTGGCAAGTCAGGTGCAGTGGACCTAAGACGAGATCGCATGTAGTTCCATGCGTATGGTGTGGCCCATTGTGTAAGTTCGTCAAAACCTATCCAGCTAAACGCTAGACCCTGATAACGCAAGACATCATCATCTCTGTCAAGATAAGACATCCACAACCTTGCGCCAGATGGTGCAGTCCACTGCATCTTTCTTTCTGACCACTTAATACCGGGCCAGATTTTTGGGTATAACTCCTGCGACTTAAATACAAGCTCTCTTAGCTCTTCTGTTGTATGTCGCAAGAGCAACCCACTAAATGCGGGATGCCCCATGTAACGTAATGGATCAGAGAGCATAGCATAGGACTTACCCCCGCCAGCACTTCCACCAAATAACACCTCTCGTTCCGCTGCCGCTAAGAAATCTGTCTGTGGGCCGGGATTAGGTTTAAAGAGTACGTTCTGTGTTTCTTCAATAGCCTGTGTTTCATACTCTACAGGCTTTATTTCAACTGTTGGCTCTGGAGCCTGTTCTTTCTTCTTCAAGGACTTTCGCTTTGGCGATTGCCTTTTCCGCATATTCTGCCCACTTGCGGATGCTTGTAGCTTGGTTCTTACGTCTTCGCTCATTTGCTAACCTTTTCCTTAACCCTACATGGGATATGTAACGTCCTGTCTGTGTACTTAGCCAGTTAGCTACTTCACGATAACTGTATTGATTTACGTGGCTACGTGCCTTCTCAAGTAAATCTAATTCAATCTGTATAGGTTGTAGTAGGTCGGGGTCTTCTTCATCTTGTTTGTATCCGAAGGGTACTGTACGTGCAATACGTGGTATAGCTACCCACTCGTTCTGTTCTTTAATATCTGTTGGCTGCGGTAGTTTCCACTTGCCTATGCTTCTAGTCATCGTCTTCCACTACAGCTTTAGGTGGCATAAGCATGACACCCCCTGATGCTTCTACGTGCATCTTCTCAGTCTTAACCAAACCTGTGCGGTCAAGTAGTTCTTTCGCTGCAGCCATCTTATCACGTATGCCTAGTTCAGTTGGGTCATACAACCCACCTACCATAGCCATCGCTGCTTTCGGCGCATTACGTGCCATGTACATTTGAGTAGCCTCAAGTATCTCTTCTTTAAGACCTTTAACAATTTCTGAAGTACTAGAAGTGTCAGCATATCCTGCCAGTTTCTTTGCTTGCACCAAATCACCGCCAGCTTCTTCAAAGAGTACGTTGAGTAGTGTCTGTTGTTTATCTGTAAGTTGTCGTGTCATATTAAAATTCACCGTTATGCATAGCGTTTGCTAATTTTGTACTTCTTGATTTTACTTGTTTTGACCACCTGCTGTCCAACATTTCCTTTGCGGCGGTAGGGTAGTCTTCTTCATGTATAGCATTCCACATCTTAACAAACTTGCACAGACGTGGTACACCCATATTAAAAGCCATATCCATCAAGATAAGTTGACGTACACTGTCTAATCTGTCTACGCAAGGGTGCGCACGAACCAGTTCATCCTCGACAATCTGTACGTCATTCGTTGCTAGATAGACTGCATCAGCTTCTGTAATACCATATTCATACACATGGTCAATAGTAGGAATGTCTAAATCATCCAATTCCTGTTGGCTAATGCCACGGTCTTCTAGATTACGTCCGATACCAATTGTATCAATGCCTAGTGTGTCTTTATACACATTAAGTACTAGACCTTCACTTTTAATGAGTTTCTCAATAAAGTCTTCTCTACGATATTTCATTTTACATTTGCCCCAATTGGTAATTTGTTCTATAGTTCTACCGCAACCAATGCACCTAATACGTTCTTTATCTAGTACGCATATTCCCTTACAGGGGCTTTTCACTTTCGTGACTCAGAAATTCTGTGGTTAGACTGACCCGGATGTTTGCCTTCGTGGTTCATCCACACGGCGAATGCTCCTGTCATTGCTCCTGTTACAACAGATACTAAACCAGCCTGTGCTGCACTGGGATCGGATAAGGACATGAACCATTCGACTACACGCCAACTCATTAGCGTCATTACGAGCATCATAAATCGGGGTAGTATTTTCCATTCAAGTATCTTCTCTGCTGCCATTATGTATTCTTAGTTTTTTTTCGTGGAAGGCCAATGGCTTTTCTTACTGTATTTTTTAAGATTTCGTCAGGTTTCTTTGGGGAAACAGTTCTAAGAGTTTTAGCATTATTACGTCTTGCCTGCGCCTGCTTAGCTTTATTAGCCCTTAACATCTGCTCCCGCATTAACATCTGCTCCTGCATTCGTTTAACCTGTAACGCTTTTGGAGTTAGACGTTTTTGCGTATTCGGTCCACTACCAATAATCCCCGGTCCTCCCGGAAGAACACCAATAGTTTTTTTAGGTTTAGCGTCATTTTTCATACGTTCACTTAACCTAGCTATTCTACCATCTACTCTATTAGCTTTGTTATTAAGGCGGCGTAATCGTTTTTGATTAGGTGTAAGTGGGCCAGTTCGTCCACCTTGTTTTGGTGGACGTTTAGGTGTAGGTGTACCCCGAACAGGTGGACCTTTGACCGTAATAGGCTTCTGATATTTAGGTCCAGGCAGATCAGAGTTAGGAAGTTTAGGTATAAATTTAACCCCGCTAATTGGTGGCCTTTTAGGTGGCCTACGCTTAGGTGTACCTACTGGAGGTCTAACTTGTGGACGTCTAGGTGGCACATTACCGCCCGGATGGTAAGCTTTTTTTGTTGGTTTTTTAGCCATTGTATAGTCCTTTACTTTTTTCCAAAAAATTTAGTGGCACTGCGTACACCAAAACTCGCAGCCACAATAACACCAAGACTGTACTGATACCACTCAGGCATTTCATTGAGTCTTGCAAATCCATTTGCAACTACATCTTCCATACCCGGCACAAATGCTAGGATAAGTGGGATGCTAAATAGAATAGTCAGCCACTCGTCTTTCCACGAGTTAGCTGATCCTTTAGCCATTTCTAAGTCCCAATCAATTTCACCAGTAGCTTTCTTCTGCATTACTACGGCTTCAGCTTGCGCTTTTGCTACTTTAGTTTGTGCATTAGCTTTTGTCTGCTCAACCTTACCTGACATCCATGTGCCAGCAATCTCTGCGATTGGTCCTATAAGTAAGTTAAGCATTAGGCTCCTCGTCTGTACTTGGCGGTTTTCTTTGATATACTTTTAGGCTGCTTGACGAATTGCTTACCAGCACGAGTTCCTGCTCTTTTAGCAGCACTCGTCTTTGAATATTCCGCTGGCGTAAGGGCTTTGATAGCTGATGCCGGAAGATAACGCTCCCCTGTTTGTTTGGAGGGTTTGCCACTCTTAGTTCTCCAATCCTGATTAGTCCAGTTAGATAAACTTTTTTGTGAAGGTTTGCGTGTAGACATAGATAAGTTATACCACTTCTATTTTGCTTTGTCAAGTATTATTTAGGTAAAAATACAAAGGCTAAGAATACTAAACCTAATGCTACGGCAATTACAGCACTAACTAACCCTGTCATCTTTATATTATCCATCATCTCTTCGTGTGCAAGCTGGGCTTCTCTTCTAGCTTTTGCTGCTCTTTCTTTGGCTTCTTGTATTCTCCTAGCTCTTTCATCTACGATACTCTTCCATGTATCAGGCCCAAAGCGTAAATTCACCATCATAGCAATTTCTTGCATCTTTTCTTGTGCTACTTTAGCGTCAATCATTTCCTGTGCTACACTCTGAATACCGAACTGATCTGTTAAGCCAGTACCAGATTTCTTAGCACGTTTTTGTTGTACTTGTTTCTCGCCCTCAAAGAGATTATCTATATGCCCAGCAATTTCACTGATATCTTTGGCTGTACCTATAGCACCCTTGATACCGTCTACGGCACTCTTCACGAGTGCAATGCCTGCGAGGGTTTCGGCAATCATGTTGGTTGGTTCCTATTTGGGTTGGGGTCTACATACTGCAGTTATCTTTTTTCTTTTACCACCACCCGCCGGAACAGATTGTTGTCGGGACAATCTTTCAGCAAAGTATAGGCATCTATCCATGTCTATAAACTTTTGTGTTTTATCTATTACGTTTGCACCTAAGTATACATATAGCACAAATACAATCATTCTTCTATTATTTCTAAAATGCTGCCAGTGTCTTCGTCTATCTTAACTGTGAGTTCTTTGCATGACCACTTCTGGTCAAAGTTATGAGTTACGCCCGTGTTTCGTTTTATTTTACGCCGTACCGATAAACATTGAGATAGAGATTCATACGGGGTGTACTCTACCTTTTCACTACCCATAGTTAACAGCAATACAAAAGTAAGTTCAATCATCGCCGTTTCTTAGTTTCTCTATGTTATCTTCTAAGTTCGTAATACGCTTTTCATAAAACTCTAGCGTTAGTTTTTGTTGTTGGTCGTAGGGTGCTTTGCCGTCTTCTATTTCATTCTGTAGTTTTTCTAGTTCACTAGCTATGTGTTCAATAAGCATGAACTGTTCGCTGTCTGCTGGAAGACTACCCATTTCACCACGAGGCCACTTAATGCGGAACTCTGTATTCTGTTCCAAGTCTGACTTCATCATAGTGATGTTAGTTTCTAATTGATTTAGCCTTTCTATAATACCGAAGTATGCCCATGTTGCTACCGATGCAGCAGCCACCATGCTTATTATATTACGTAGTGGCAACGCAACTTCAGTATTCTCACTTAGCTTTGTAGCCATTACTCAATACCTAGCATCCTAGATAGTCCGAATACTTCTAGCAGCATAAAAGTAAAGAACAATAGAAGAATGCTACCCGCTATTAGTTTACCGCTAAAGTTTGTTGAGCCTATACGAATAGCAATAAACTCATTACCTAATATTCTTAGTACAAGTTCAAAGCTATTTTCATTGATGCCTATAGATAGGGGTTTCTTGTTTTCTTTTTCTTCCATGCTACGCTGCCAAACTTGCTGGGCTGCTTGCTTCAACACCCATCCACTTACTCCATTCTGCATAGTAGTGTCTCATACCTACTTCATCATGTATAGTTCCATTCTCGTGTCTTCCATGCAAAATATTACGTGGCTCTGTACCTGTACGCATAGTTGTACCCTGACCTGTTACACCGATTAGGTCTTCGTGCAGGTTTCTACCGAATGGCCCCCATATAGAGTTGTGATGCTTGATACGCGTCTGTCGTTCTTCAGGTGTATCTTTCTTCAGGCCATACCCACGAAACTCAATCATTACTTTGTTTGGCCCTAGTGGTGTTACGCTATCGCTACGGTAGGCACTGCCACGTAAGTTAAAGTTGTAGCCGGGGAATAGGTCAACCATGTACCACTGGTTGGGCGGCAGATTGGGAAAAGATAACTCCCCCCTATCCTCAAATCCGTCATACTCTTCATAGTTAACAGTGAAGCTACTAACATTAACATGACCATTATCAAAAGGAATATTCTTTCTAGCGAAATACTCATCATTGAAACCTGACACACGATTGAAGTAATGCATGAAGTCGTGGTAGAACTCTGAGTTAGTATCGTGCCACAGTTTGTAGTTAGTATTTATTACAGCTTTGTGGTAGTGAAATACTTCCATCTCTTCTGCATCGATGGCGTCAGCAATACAGTCGAATGCTCCACCTGTCCACTCATCCACACTCTGCGTTGGATTAGGGTCTAGAGTAACCCACACCATGCCGCCATGCTTCACTTCACAGTATAGCTCTTTGCCTAGCCCCTCATCATTATACTTCTTACCAGACGGAGAATGTACTGTAGGGTTTAAATAAGCGTAAATGTTATCGCCCCTATTCCATGCAATCACATTCTGACCTGCAATCTGTGTAGTTCTGTAATTAAACACATCACGCATTTCAGACATGTGACACATAGGAACCCACACCTTAGAGAAGATGTTCTGCTGTTCTTGCTCAAACAAACTTTCATCAGAGTAGATTAAAGAGTTGATGTATTCTACTTTAGGTGTCTTAGTCCAATCTTTATGATTACGTGGTGGCATTAGCTCTTGTAGCCCCCACCCGCAGACTTGTATGCCTTAGCCAGCATCTGTGCCTTACGTGCAGACCACTGACCCGGATTACCACCCTTGCCACCTGCTTTGATACGATTGAACTGCTGCTTCCTCATTGTGGGCTTAGTATAGTTGCCAGCTTCATTAACTCTCGACTTGCTCTGTGGCGCACCCCCTTGCGAAAGGCTAACCTTTCCAGACGGTTTCGCTTTCGCTCTAGTTTGTGTGGTTTTCTTTTTAGTAGCCGGGGATTTTTTAGGGACACGTACCATCTCCTTAACTCCTATTTATTCCAATCTAGTACTTTACGATGTAACTTCCAAAACCAATTACCTACACAGGTAAAAGGTTTACCGATATTAAGTAATGCTATTGCAATATAATAAACGAGTTTCTTCCTCATTTCTTTTTCGCCATCCCACCACGCATCATTTTCTTCTTAGAAGCCATCTTAGCCATACCACCGCCACGCATCTTCTTAGCTGCTACGCCGCCTCGCATCATTTTCTTAGATGCCATTTTAGTTTTGCCCTTCATTACGTAATCTCCGTCTATCTATAACTAATGAGTGGAATACATCCACAGGGAAGTGTTTATAATACCCAGACTTCTCCAGACTTAATGCTGCATCATCTAGGGTTGATAGCCTTTGTACAAATACCATGCAGTAGCTTAGGCTTTCGTCTACTACACCATCATCTTCTACTAGGAAGTCCAAACCTGCCTCTTCAGCGTCATAGTCTGGGTGAAACACCATCAAGTGCATATCTTTACCTGCAATTGACATGGCTTCATTTACGCCATCACACCACCCATCTAGGTAATGTATCTCTGGTAGCATTTCACTAGCCCACACAACTATATCATAATTGTGGGACTCAAACTGTGCCACTTCTTTGGCTAGTCCATCCACCCCTGTGTTTATGCTGAATACAACTTTATCATCTAGCCATGCCTGTTTAGCATAGGGGCAGGGTGGTAGGCCGTTTAGTTTTTTGTTGGGGACTTCTAGGAACTCGTGTGACCACTTACGTATGTCAGCTTCTACTTCATGCATATGGATTGCGTTTACCTGCTGTCCTTGTGCGGGGATATGATCTGTTCTTTGATGGTGTCTTCAGTGCTAGGTTCTTAGGTCTGTTATCACGAGGATTACCATTCTTGTGTGCTACGTCTTTGCCTGCTACCTTAACCCCAGCCTTCTTGAGAGAGTTACGTGCAGCATTGCGACTGTCTCTACGCTTTATCTGTTCAGGTTTAGCGTGGTAGTTATCGTACTCCTTACGGTAGTTACGAGGCTTCTTAGGTTTAGCAGGGGGTTTACGTAGAACCATAATATTACTTTAGTATCTTTGCTACTACGTCAGGGCGTGTCTTAGCTAGGGCTTTTAG